TGCCTTGGTTTTTGAGGTAGGTGACCCAACTTCTGTCGTTGATTTGGGCGTAGCCAAGGTCTTCCGATGTCACCTTTCCGGTTATGTCACGGTTCCTGCCAATAGAATCTGGTTGGCATCGTGACTCACGGTGAAGGATGTACCTCAGGTACGGGAGGTCTTTCTTGAGCCAGCCGACCTCTCGGGCTAGTTGGATAGCCCTGTCGCATCTGCGGGCCTCCTGAGGCGTCTCAGAGGCTTCTGCGGGGCTTGTGGCTAGTAGGGATAGGGCAAGTATTGCGGGGGGCAGGATGCTTTTACGCATGATGTCTCCTTTGTTCAACGGACAGGGTTAGTTACTACTCATAAACCTCCAAGTGTTAGACACATCCTCTCATCTTATCGAAACCAACTCAACCAACCCCACCGGCACCTCCACAAACTGTTCATCAGCCGTGTACTTCGTAGCCTTACGCACCACCTTGCAACGCCGGACAACATCACCAGCAACCAGCAACCCATGCGACCGCTCACTATTCAACATCACGAAGAGCGACCGCTTGGTTGCGAACTTCAGTTTCCGTGCAGAAAAATGAACCTCCTTGTACGGGAACTTCGGTCCACGCCAGTTGTGTTTCACCTCCACCTCAAACGACCAACCGTTCGTACACAACAAGTCGATGCCGTACTGGTCAGGGTTCACATACAGGTGGTAGCCGTAACGTCGGGCAACCCAAGCAATGACATCTTCTTTAGCGTCATCGTCCCTGTTGTACAGGGTGGGGTCAAACGGTTTCGTTCCCAAGGCGAGCCTGTTTCAATTCGTACCAGCCACGATGGTCACCATGCAGATGACCCAACCAGAAAATGCACCGGATACATGAGCCTTCTTCTAGTGGTCCTTTGAATGTGCGTGTGCAGTCGGAGTCGCAGTACCGGATGGGTTCTGGTGTACCGCACTCGCAGTAACGGTGACCGTTGTACGCAATCAGCGGGGAGTCAGTCATACTGCTGCCTCAATGCCAAATAGAAATCCCAATGCTCACGAAATTCTTCTCTAGTTTCTTCGTCGGCAAGCAACGCTTCCCTTGCCGCCGTCGGGAACCAATGATAGAAACCGTTAGCGACCTGCTGCCAAGTGTCAGCACGGTCTTTCAATTCAATGTATGCAGGGCAGTCCTTGCAAGTGTACGGCCTACCAGAAGTAAAAGGTTTCCACTTCATCAGTAACCCGCCTCCTTCAACAAATCAACCCACCACGACACAGGCATCACGGCGTACCAATCACCCACCTGCAACGTACCCCGTCGCTTGACAACAGCCACACCAGTCTGAGCCTCAGCATTATTCACTTCCTCCCTCAACTCAGACATAAACTGCGCCAACGTAATCTTCTGATGGTCCTTCACCTCAATAACAACAGGCCCCAAACCAGTGATGTCACCCTTGTCGTTCACCCCGTTCAGGGCACGACGTTCCGCATAGGGGTAGCCGTTCTGTTTCAAAAACTCTACGACAGCAGTCTCTGCCCTAGTGCCTTTCTGTTTTTGCTTGCTCATCTTTCTCCCAAATATCTTTGAAATACAAATCACCGTAAACATGCCACGGATGTAACCCGATAGAGCAGCACAGACGGTCTGCTTGGAACAGGCTGATGGTTTTCCCAGACTGCGCCTTGATAAGCGCAGCCCGAGACGACCTCATCTCTGGGGACATGAACGCAACTATCGGGTCAAACGGCAACCGTGGTTTAGCGTGGTACCGCCTGTTCTGATAATCACGATGACCCTGCTGGCACGGTTCACATCTGCAACCTTTGCGGTATCCGGCTTCAATGCCGTGGTTCAGAACGGTTCTGGCTGCTGGTCCCGAGTCCATGCCTCTGCAATCAGTTCCCGCATCAACTGCGACCTAGAAATACCACGGTTCTTCGCCAACTCATCCAACTGTTCAACCTGACGGTCGATGATACGGATGCCGATGACACGGTTAGATGCGTACTCTGCTGTCGGGTCAACTGTTCTATGGTTCGCCATGTCAGTTGCCTTCCTTGAATGATTTCAGTTCCTTGAACGCTGCGAGCAGAGCCGGAACATCTGACTCTTTCAAATCGCCTGTCCAGTCCAACCCTGCGTTCGCTGCCATAACAGCAGGGTCGATGCCTGCCTCGGCACACTTCGCTTGAACCTGCTGGCGGCGGTCCGCAGACAACAACCCGTCAGTTTCCTGCGCTACAGGTTCGCTGGCTTCTACGCCACGGTTCCGATGAACAGGCTTAGGTGCGGGCTTCGCACCCGTGTCAATGTCGTCCCATTCCTGCTTAGTCCACAACGACAGGCAGATACCGAACCGCATCGCAGCATTGCGCAGGAAGTCCGACACCAACTCTTTATCCAAGTCGGGTTTCTTCGCTTCGACCGAACCGACACCGAGCCGTGCCTGCCCGAGTACCCGCAGTTCGCCCCACATGGTAGCGATACCGTTCTCCACATGGATAGCCGGACGACCGTTATCCCACTGGATAGGAACCCACGACCAGTTCGGGTCAATCTCCAACAGAAACTTAGTGACATCGGCATGACCAACAAAATCCAGTTGGCGTCCACCCTTCGGAAGTTTGCCAACAATCTTCGGGTCAGGCACCCCGTACTTCAACAGTACGTTCCTCAATGCTTCAGTGTTTTCCATTACCGTGCTCCTTTCAGCAGCAGTGTTCTAGTTGTTACTTGCTTAGAGAACTGTTTCGCAACCTCAGGCATCGCAGCCTTAAACCCCTTGATGTCAAGCGAGTCCCGTGTCTGCCCTTTCCACGTAGCGACAACCGTTCCACCGATGGTAGCGGTGTCGGAGTCGCCAATCAACTCGCACAACTCGGCCTTCAACTGGTCTTCCAACTCGTTGAGAGACTTCGCTTCAGACTTCACATGCTTCAACCGTGCAATCAAATCGGCAACCTCATCGTCCAACTCCACCGTCTTCGGCTCAGACTTCGGGTAGCGGGTCACAATCGTCTCGTACGACCAATGCACCCCAGGAGGTGTCATACCCAAGTCGATAGCGTTCAACCACTTCTCAACAGCAGAAATGTGCTCGGCCTGCTCAGCAGGGGAAATCGACTGTACATGCAGATGCAAGTGCATCGACGGGTCGAACACCGCCCATGTCACCTCGGTTACGTCAGCACAGATAGCCTGCTGCACACCTTGGATACGCCAATAGTCGGGTAGTTCCCCATCCCACTGGCGGGTCGTGGTCTTAATCTCCAACACCTTCCGCACATCACCAGCCTCAAAGAAACCGTCAAGGGTCGCAATCATTCGTGCCCCGCCCTTCGATTCAGCAACAAACATTTCGTCCGGCGTGACATAGGCGACACCCAGTTTGTCTGCTGCCCATTCCATCACGAACGGCTCCAAGCGGTTGCCTCTTTCCATCGCAGCGTTCGGTGCGACCGGAACCGGAGGGTGTTCCGAAAGCAACTCGGCGGCGTACTGGTCCATCGGAACGAACGGATGCAGGTTGTAGATGGCTGCGACAGCAGAAGCCGACACTCGTCGGTTACCTGACTTGTCCCAAAACCTTTCGTTCAACCATTCCTGTCCGCCGTGGGCGGGTTTACTAATACGGTAACGAGACAACCCCATAGGGTTCCCCTTTCATGTTGTGGATACGTTGAAACGCACCTTAACGAAGGGGTGTACTACTTGTCAATAGGTAATTTAAGGCTTTGTTTACAAGGGTATGGTCGTCGTTGAACTTGCCGAGAGCCACATTGCAAGAGAAGCAGAGCAACCCCCGCACCCTTCCTGTGTCGTGGCAGTGGTCTACCGCCAATGGTGCAGTCTTGCCAGACTTGCCATGCTTCACCCGTTCAGGCAACGAACAGATAGCACACACCCCGTCCTGTTCGGCAAGCATCTGATTGTAGTCAGCGAGACTAATCCCATACTTGCTGCGAAGGTTGTTGTCACGCAACCTGTCAGGGTCAGCAGACCTGTACTTCTGTTTTGCAGCCTGATTCTTCCCAGGGTTCTTCGCTCGCCACTCTGCTTTCTGTTTGTTGTAACAGACGTAGCAGCGGGAATAGTGACCGTCTGCGGTGGCCCTACGAGGGAACTTGTTACGGTGCTTACGTTTCAAGCAGCCGGAACAAACCTTCGTTATCAAGCAGGCAAGTCCTTCGTGAACGGTCGAAGGAAAGTGATAGACCGCACCATGCCTGTTGGGATGTAGATGATGTGGTCATAGAAATCGTCCGGCGAATGGGACTGTGCGATAGTGACATGACCTGCTTTACCACCGTCTTGTTCGGGGATGATGAAGCCACATGTTTCTACGATGTGGTCACCCGAATCTTGTTCTTCGAGGGTCGCCCAATGCCCTTCACCTTGGTGTGCGTCAGCCCACGAGATGAGAACAGTTTCATGCTGCGTCATTGTCGTCCACCCAGTCGGCTTCGCCTTCTGCTTTGCACACCCAACAGAAACGGCCTTCTGAGATATCCCAGCCGACACCGCAGGCTGGGCAGACAAGAAAATTCTTGGGGTCTGTCATACCCCAAACAGTACTATGCGGCCTGTCTAGACTTTAGTTTTAAGGACATCAGCCTCTCGAAAGCCTTGATGAATTGGGCTTGTTCTGCCTGCGGAACGATGGCTTTTTGCAGGTATTTGATGAGGATGTCGATGTCCTGTTGCGTCATAAGGAGACGCAGGTTAGCAGCCTCAGATGTCGCCTTTGAGGTGGTCGTCAATGTGGTTATCTAACTTGGTTTCGATTCTGTTTAACGAATCGGAAACGATTGCGTGGTCGTCACGGTTCTCTTTCCGCATCGACTGAACCAACGCAGCCAGTACACCACCGACCGCTGCAATAACTGCAACCGTTATCGCTTCCACTATTCGTAAAACCCTTTGCTGTCCCATCGGCGTTCGAGAAGACGACCGCCAACAATAGCAGTAACGCAGACAGCGACACCAAGAAGAACAACACCAGCAAAAGTTCTTGCCACAACGCTACCCCTTCAATCCTTTTCGGCCCTTCTTTTCCTTGCGTGTCGGCTTCGCAACCTTGGATGCTTGTTCGACGGTTCCGCCTGTAATGTCAACAGGAAGGCTGTCACAATCGTAACATTCGAGGTGCCAGATTTCAAACTCTTTATTGTTCGGGTCGCCTACACCCCAAGCCCAACCGAACTTTTCACAGTTCGCCTTGAGCCAGTCAACATGCTTCTGGCTACCGCCGAGGTTGATGAGTTTCTTGTTGACGACAGCAGCCACATCGACTGCACAACCCCACCCGTGCTTCGATGTGCCAGGAGTACCAGCCGGAGCCATCCCGTCCTTCAAGAACCAGGTCTTCCCCTTGTAGGTGCGGGTAATCTGCGGGACACGCTTCGACGCCTTCGCCGTATAACGGGAAGCGAACAGCGACTCCTGCTCCTTCAACGTGCGCAACGCACCGACATGCGAGAAATCCAGCCCGTCGGCCCTGGCTGCTGTAAGCATTGCATCCCACGCCTTTGCAGCCTTCCAATACAACTGGCCGTACGGTTTGATGTTCGACAACAGGTGCGCCGGGATGTCACCGTTCGGGCACTTCGACAACTCGGCAGGGGTCACAAACTTCCGGGACGGGTACATCAGTCTTCTTTCGACTCAATCGCAGTAATGATAACGGTAGCAGTGAGTAGAATCCCGGTAATCCACAACGCCTGCGTACGGGTCTGCCCCGACAAGGTGATGATGATGTATGCGCTTGAACAAGCAGCCACAATCAGGGTGCAAACGGCAGCAAGGAATTTACTCATCGGTAGCCGAGATTAGCACCCCGTTTATTCTCGCAAA